ACCAAAGTCTGTACACCCAAATTGATATGCAGTGGTAGTGGTAGTAGTAGTCGATGTACTAGTAGATGTAGTTGTGGATGTACTTGTGCTAGTAGTAGTGGTGTAAGGAACTACAGAAACAAAAATAGAATTTGTACACACTCCTGTAGACACTATCTTGATTGTGTTAGTCCAATCTGGAACAAGTGCTGTTGTATATCCCGCAATTAAATCAAGCCTTGCTACACCAGATTCAAAAGGTGTAACATATCCATCTAAATCAGAATATAACTCAAACGGTCCTGTATTAGACCCTGATATTGTTAGTGTTATTGTTACGGTCATGTCTATTAATTTTACGGTATATAAATTATATAATATGCTGCTATTACAGGTTGTCTGTTTTCATGAGTTGCACTTGCTCCTATATAGCTATTTGATACTGTTGCTGTTATTCCTGTTGATTTAGCACTTGTAAGTCCTATACTTGCTACACTACTTGCTCCATATAAAGAATAACTTAAAAATCCTCCTAGTCCTCCCTTTGTCCAACTAGTATAATTACTACTAGTAAGAGCAGGTACTCCAGCACTTTCTATAGCAGAAACTGTATAATGTGTATGTGTAGGATCTGTTATACTCACTGTAGCTACGTGTGTATGTGAAGGAATTTGATTAATGTTATTTAATGCTACGTTATTTGCTCCCCCCACTGTATTCAGAGAATATGCAGGGTTACCGGAAATAGAAGGATCTACTGCTGAATTATATGTTAATCCATTCATACCCTCTGTTGCACACACGGGAACCCTTCCACGCATATCAGGAGTGCCATTTCTTCCATTGCATAAATAAATATTAGCCCATACTCCTATTCCTGCTCCTGTTCCAGAAAAATTAACACTCATATAAGAATCTGGTGCAAAGAAAGCAACAGCTGTATAAGGAATCATCCTGCTACTCATTAATGTTGTTAATGATGTAGTAGAAAGATAGGTTGAAATCAGAGAGTTTAAATCAGCTAATGCAACATAATTGGTACTCAATGTAGCAGCGAGTGCTGTTAGTGTAACATCTACAGAGCATAATTTGACAATCACTGCCTGTAGGACATCATGTGTATCATCAGCGTCCACTACATCATCAAGACAATCTACATCATAGTCATCATTGAGAGTTATAAGAGTGCTATTAATGTCATCTATTTGTCCTTGTAAATCACACGCTGCCTGAATAAGAGCAGAAATGAAATCATTAAGCGTTGTTCCCTCAATATAGTTAGCTATAAGGTCACACGTATCAATCACATCTGGACTAATACCACTCCCATCCATAGCATCTATGAGATAGGTAGATAGTTGTGTTATTATTGTTGATAGGGGATCTCCGTTTGTTATTCCCAAAGATTCTATAGTAACTCCTGTATATTTTACACATTGGTCAGATTTTATATCTGTACATCCGTTGAAGCAATTCGTGCAGCTCATTATTTAAATTTTAAAAGTTTGACTTTTGACGCTATCATCTCATCTGTATAAGGAAGAGCGTAGTCTTCGTTATACTGCCTGTAAGTAACTATTCTTCTGTAATTAATCAAATCTATAAATAATTCAATACTTACAGGTCGATTTAAAGCAAAGATAACATTATTATATAAATTTATTGCTATTTCCTTGATTTTACAATCAATATCTTCCAAGAGCTGTGTATTGCTTGCACAGTCATCACAATATGCTATTTTAATCTCTAACATCTTTGGTTATCTTTGGAGAAGTTTTTGGTTTCTGTTCTTCATAATAACACTTGGGACATAGTCCATTTTTTAATTGGCATCCACATCCCACATTTACTCCACACTTTTTACAACTTGCCATGTTATATGAAATTTACTAAATAATTAACTCCTGTACATCCGCAATTATTCCTTATAAAGGAATCCAACATTCTATCTGCTGTTGCATAGAGAGAATTTGATTCTATAATCGCACAATTGTTTGCTGAAGAAATAGCACCCTGTATGAAGAAATATATAGTGTTGAGTTCTACCTTTGATTGTTTTTTGATAGCTCTGTCGCATTCTGTCATATCAAGTTTCATAAATGCAGCATCAAACTTCTCCTGAATCTTCTCCACCCTCATAAAATATATAGTGATGGGATCTTCACCAAGAGGAGTGAACACTGCTATATATACCCCGTCTGGAAGCTCAACCTCTGTGTCACCCAATGTTACGATTTCTAAATCACTTGATTGGAATACATTCAATCCTTCTGGTGTGATAGCTAATGTCACTGCATCAAATCCCGGAGGAGTTATAACAACACTTGCTGAAGCAGGAACCACATCATAAGTTGATGTGTCTGTCAGTCCAAGTGTTAGTTTATCATATGTTGGTGTAGGTGTAAGTCTTACTGTTGTAGCCATATTATATATTATAAAAAATGGGAAGACGGGAAATACCCCAATCTTCCCACTTTATTAAGGATTTTAAAGCTTTTTTACACTACTATTCCTGTGCTCCAGTAGTAGTAGTAGTGGTAGTAGGAGCAGCAGTTGTTGTGGTGGTGACACAAGTGTTGTTATCTGTCACTGTACCAAGAGCGTCTTCCAAAGCTGTTTCCAACAACCCTGAAATTGCACTATCAGCAACAGCAGCAATAATTACAGTGCTGTCCATATTTACTCCATCCATCCAGTTTAGTTCACCCGGATCAATAGAGTTAAATTTAATATAGAACGTATCATATACACTGCCATCAGCAACATAACTCTCAAAATAAGGGTTATATCCCGGTGTACTGTGTAAATGTTTTGGTCCCGGAGATTGATAAGAAAAATAATTCTTTTCAAGTTGTGCAATTTCTACACTTGTTCCGGTTGCATAGGTGGCTGTTTGTCCAACAGTAGCTGTAGCAACAAGATTACAAGCATCAGATACAATAAAGTCAGCTGTAGTAGCAGGACCTTCATATACGAATGTAGCAAATGTCATTCTGTCATATTCATGTGGGAAAGCTGCAAGGTCACATGCTTGTCCATATGCTGTAAGAGCTTTTCCATGAATTCTCAACACTGCATTAGCGTCATCACCAACACGTTCAAAATTGAAGAATGAACCAAATCCAATATTGTCAGAATTAATTCCCGGAGCATCTAATTCCAATGCTGTAATCAAAGAATCAATTAATGTAGGAACATCTACATCTGTACAAGGATCTCCACCACAATCACAACATGGTGCTTTAACAGTTACACTACGTGTAAATCCATTGAAATACAATGTGTTGATATAGCTAGAGAAAGCACGTAATGTCAGAGTTACAATCTCTCCACACTGTACAGTCCAAGACCCTACATCGGTGATCTGGTTAGCAGGAGTACCACATCCACTAACTTTGTACCATTCAAGTACATTGCTCTTACATTTAATAAGAGTGGAGGTACAACCTTTTATTTTATCGGATCTCTTGCTACCCAATAAGTAAGTATTAGCTCTTCCCTGCGCTACATAGAAATACGGAAAATCCCCCGGAAGGGAAGTTGCATCGTATACATTAGAAAAAATACCAACTTGACCAGCGGTCAAATCTTGTGTTGAACCAGAGCTAGGAAGCGCAGACTGTCCTACTGGAACTACAAACATGGTAGTCAATGAAAAATCACTCATTTTGTTTAATTTTAATTGTTATTACTCTTGATTATTTAGTTTCACCTGTGCACTCTGAACTGCATTTACATTTCCAGTGCTCATGGCTAAATATTCTTCTGTCAAATTTAATAATTCATCTTCAAGATGCAAAGGAAGTTCGCAGTTTTGATCAACTGAATCATCCCCATCAAAGTCCACATATCCAGCCTTGTCAATCTTTTGTGGATATTTTATGTACATCATGTACACTTTAGACGGGGTGAATGTCCCATCTGTATATACATTGACATACCCAGAGGACATGGAACAAAATGTTTCCTGATATTCAAAAGATGGCTTGAAGTGTTCGCTTGTTATTAGGAATTGAATACTGCCATGTTTTATTAAATCAGGATTGAGCCATATTACCCTGTCTTTGCATCTCTCTTTGTCAGCTAGTATATACCCGTCCAAATATAAAAAGTATGTTGGGATTAAGGAACTTACACTCGCAGACCATTCATTTAGTTTTGTATTCGTTGAAGCTAATGTTAGGGGCTGATGTTCATAATTAATAACAAGTCCCTGTAAATCTTCGTATCTTTTTTTGAAGGCATCCATTCCAAGTCCACTTGGTACACTGATACCATCAACCTTTTGCTTGATTAGCACAATCTGGGATTCATTCAATGCAAGAAGTTTATCTTCCAATTGTATCCCCTGATGTGCATTAGAAGACAATTTATTTAATCGTTGGTCAATCTTATATAATAAACTGTCTACTTGTATCATGCCAATGCTATTTTTTTACCTTTTAACTTCTTCTCCAA